GGTGGGGCTAATAGTACCCCTGCTGCGGGTAGGGGCGGCTCTGGTGCTACTACGTCTGCGGGCGGTGCTGGCGCTACAGGGGGTAGTGGCACAGACGGTCAAGCGGGTACTGCCTATAATGGTGGCAATGGCGGTAGTGCAGGCAGTAGTGCCAATAACCCTAATGGCGGAACTAATAGCAATAATGGCGGTGCTGGCGGCGGCGGCGGTAGGTATGGCGGCGGCGGCGGTGAAGATAGTGGTAGTGTAAATCAAGCCGCGTCAGGCGGGGGCGGCGGCGGTAATAGCAGCGTAAATGGATCAGCTACTAATGTAAGTTCTACTGCCGGTAATAGTGGCGTAAATGGCGTGGTGGGTTCGGCGGCAGCAGGCGGTGCCTCGGTTGGCACAAGTGACCCTGATTATGTAGCTAATGTAGGTAAGGGCGGAAATGGCGGCACAGGGGGCACTAGCGGCCAAGACGGAAATGCTGGTTTAGTTGTGGTGGCAGGGTAGAAAATGGACCGTGATGCTTTTTATGACATAATGAAAGAAGAGTTCGGTTCTCTTTCTCAGGAGCAAGTGGACGGAACTAATTATCTTTTAGATGAAGGGGAAAAGCGCGAAACCCCTATGAACCAGTTAGCTTATATACTTGCTACCTCTTGGCATGAAACAGCCGCTACTATGCAACCTATCGAAGAGTATGGAAAAGGTGAAGGTCATGAATATGGTGAACCTTGTCCAGACTATAACGATCAAGTAGCTTACGGGAGGGGGTACGTACAGCTCACATGGCAGGAAAATTACGAAAGAGCAGACCGTGAGCTTGATCTTAATGGCAGTCTTCTTGATAACTTTGACCTTGCTCTCGATCCCATCGTAGCCTCCCAAATTATCTTTGAAGGAATGGGAGAAGGTTGGTTTACTGGAAAAAAGCTCACTGATTATGTAAATGACCAAGAAACCGACTATGTTAATGCCAGAAGAGTAGTCAATGGCGTCGATAAAGCAGATTTAATAGCGGGCTATGCCGAGAGCTTTGAGCAAGCCATTAGAGCCGGAAACTTTATAGCGCCGGTAGAACCAGAACCTATAGAGCCGCCGCCCCCAGAAGAAATAATAATTACATGGGCCGGAACTCAATACGAGTATGAAATAACCATCTACGATAGAGCCTTAATTAATGAAATGGGTGCAAATGGTTGGCGTATGGCCCACTTAAAGGGCTCTAATATCATCTGGGAACGGATACGCGATGAATGAGCCAATTCGACACGACGAAGGGCGCGTTTTTATTGGTAGCCATGATTATCGGTACTATGATGGTCATGGTATTGCTAGGAATGACAACATGCACCTATCTGGCAATAGCCGGAAATCCGATGCCAGTTTGCCAAGACCTGAAAGAATTTGGCAAAGAGATAATTACTATGGCTTTTACTGCGGCCATAGCCTTTGCGGGTGGACGCCTATCTGCGCCGTTCACCCCGCCGCCGAAACTACCAGAAAAAGACAAGGGAGATAACAATGGCTGATGATAATGAATTAGAAGGTATTCTACCGCCTGAAGAGCCTAAAACTCCAATAGGGGAGCCTGACGATGAAACCTCGCAAGAGCCTAGCGAAGAAACCCCGTTGGACGAAGGGGAAGAGGGCGAAGAGGAAGAAGCTGAAATAGAAACTATTGAGGTCGAAATAAACGGCAAAAAATACCTTGTTCCTAAAGACGTAGAGCCTCACTTATTAAGAGAAGAGGACTACACCCAGAAGACACAGACGCTTGCCGAGCAAAGGCGTCAAGTAGAGGATTATCAGAAGCAGCTTGTAGAAAAAGCGGCGCTTCATGAGGCGGTTATAGATGATATTTCGATTATTAAAGGCATGGACAGCCAGTTAGCAGAATATGCTAAAATAGACTGGCCGCAATACATGCTTCAAGACGCGAAGGCCGCACAGTATCATTACATGCAGTATCAACAATTACATGGCTTCCGCCAACAGGCGGCACAGTCTGTAAGTGAAAAAATGCAGCACGTTAGCGAACTACAAGCTAAATCGAGAGACGAGGCCATAGCTCGCACTATAGCTGCATTGGAAAAACCCGACCCAGATTATCTCTGGCCGGGGTTCTCTGAAGCGCATATGTCAAAATTGACTGTACTCTCAAAGAAGTATTTTGGCCTCACGGATGCTGAGCAAGCCAATATGACTTCACCGAAGAGTATCAAAATTTTGAATGAGGCTGTTATGAGCAGGGAGCTTAGAAAAGCTGCCCAAGTTCCTAGGCTCAAAGCACCCGAAGCGCAACCAGTGAAACAAATCCCCACTAATCGGGGTGTTCGCACTACATCAAGTTCGGGGGATCATTTGACCGCCGATCAATGGCGCGCGAAGGAAGAGGCTAGACAAGCCAAAAAAAGAGCAGCCTTGAACGGTCGAAGCCTTATGAGGACTTAGACCGCATTAGGGACTAATTAAGATGCCCAATACCATTCTTACTCCATTGCAGATCACACGGAAGGCGTTGATGATCCTGCACCAGAAGGCCAATTTTATTGGCACTATCGACCGGCAACATGATAAGGATTTTGCCAAGGATGGTGCAAAGATTGGTGATACTTTGCGCATTCGTCTGCCCAACAAGTATACTACTCGTAACACGGTCGCCCTCTCAGTACAGGACACCGTAGAAGAGAAAGTGGACTTGGTGGTATCCAAGCGTCTCGGTGTGGACGTTACTTTCACGTCTGCGGAATTGACCCTGAATTTGGATGACTTTTCGGAGCGTATCCTTGATCCGGCCATTTCCCAACTTGCGGCGGGTTTGGAAGCGGATGCAATGAGCATGGCTCTTAGTGTCTATAATGTAGTGGCTAATCAGGGTGCCGCTTGCACTCTGGCTAAGGTACTACAAGCCCGTAAACTTTTGATGGATAGCCTTGCACCACTGTCACAAAGGACTGCAAATCTTAATACGCAGGACAATGTTGATCTTGTGACCGATGTTAAGACCCTCTTTAATGACACGAAAGAAATTTCCAGTCAGTACAAAGAGGGCTACATGGGCCGAGCCGCAGGCTTGGATTTCATGGAAAATACCCTTTGGCCGCGCTTTGCAGCGGGTGCCCGTAACACGGCATATACTGCAACAAGCGTAGACGCAGCCGGTACTACTCTTACGGTTGCGGCGGGTGCCGGTGCTTTGGTGATTGGCGATACTTTCACTATTGCAGGCGTCTACAGGGTGCATCCAGAAAGCAAGCTTTCGACAAACGTGCTTCAGCCGTTTGTGGTTACTGCCGCAAGTGCGGGCGGTGCGGGTACTATTTCTATCAGCCCGGCACTTATTACGACTGGTGCCAAAAAGAACGTCAGCAATGCCCCGGCTGGCGGCTTGATGACTTTCACTCAGGCGCTTAGCACAAGTGCGGGTACGTCCCTTGTCTATCACAAGCAGGCTTTCACTATGGCTACGGCTGACCTTGTGATGCCCAATGGCGTAGATTTCAAAGCCCGCGAGACGATGGATGGTATCTCCATGCGTGTTATTCGGGCCTACGATATTAATACGGATGCTTTCCCATGCCGTATTGATGTTCATTACGGGTATGTTGCCCAACGTCCTGAATTGGCGGTTCGTCTGCTCAATAACTAGGACGCGGTGACAGAAGAGGGGGAGGGCGTCGCTACCTCTCCCCCTTCCTTAAAAGGAGAATAAAATGAATTTCGGCGAATTAGTTGCTCAAATAGCAGATGATCTTATTGACGAAAGATTATCTAACGCTCAAATTCAGAACGCAATAAACCAAGCTATAAGATTTTATAGCCGGAAGACTTTTTATTTTACGACTATTAAGGATGTTATTACAGCGGTTCCGGGGCAGGCTTATTACGACGAGACTAACTCTTCGCTTTTGGTAGCAGATTTATATACGCTTCAGACTGTCAGATATAGTAACGCTGAAATAAGCGTAGCTCTTTATCCGGCTGAAGACGCCTCCATAGAAAACGTCTCTATATCGTCACCGGATTATCCGTTCCCAAGATACTATGCTTACGCTCAAATGCAGCTTAGGCTTTATCCGCTCCCGAAAGAAGCGGGCACGATTACTATTATTGCCACAAGGATGCTTCCCAAGCTGGTAGAAGACACCGATAGTAATGTATTTCTTGAGAGAGCAGACGAACTAATAAGGCAAGCCGCAAAAAGATATATCTCTTTTAATAATCTGCACGATCAGGCTCTAGGGGATCGCTGTGCGGCCTTAGAAGCTGAAGAATATGCTTCACTTTTGGCCGAAAATAGAAACCGCGAGCCCGCAGTACCGATGCAATCGCCCATAGATTTAATTAATCTACCGGGCGGCAATACTTATTATGATATAACCTTGGATCGCTAGATGATACCCTTTGGT